ATAGTACGTATGAATCATGTTTGGCTCTTTGCAACGAATAAGTGCATTTTGTTCTGCATGTATAGCCAAGCATAGCACCAAATCTTCGCCAGACTTGCTTCCCGCACCAGCGCATGGCTCGTCTAAGCAGTGCGGCATACCTTTTGCTACACCATTGTATCCAACTGATAGTACATGGTGGTTTGCGTCAACCAGTACACATCCTACTTGTCTACGTCTGCATGTTGACTGCTCAGCAAGCACATCCGCCATTCTTGTGAACGTCATATCTTTACTCGGTCTAATAGCCATTTTTCTGTCTCGCTACGTTTTTGTCCCAAACTTTGGCATACTCAGCATCAATGTTGTCTGGAGTTATGCCGGCAGCCAAACATATATTTAAGCAAAAGCAAAGCATATCTATAGCTTCTGATTTAGCTTGGTCGCCAGGTCTAGCTTCTTCTTGGCACAAGTCTTTGTAAGCTTGCTTCCAAGGCTTTAGGATTGTTCTACCAGTGCCAATCTGGTGCATCAACTCAACCACTTCTTGGTTCATAAAGAACGAATGCTCTTTAATGTACTGCACAACTTCACCTTTTGTTGGCTCAGTTTTAATAAAGCATGGGTGAACATCAGTTGTGTTTTGTGCAATCATGTTAAGTAATTGCAGTTGTTTTGCAAGTATGTTGTTCATAAAATATCCTAGGTTATAGTAACCGAAGTAGTTACCGCAAGTGGTGCTGTCACACACCACTCACGCTAATTACTTAGTCAGTTTTTCTTTTATGCCTAAGTACACTTCGCTACCAGGGAATTGGTCGCGGTGCTTATCGTGGAAGAACTGCTCTTCGTCCCATTCCATCACATCGTTCTTTTCAGACGGTGGGAATATGGTTGTCTTACCTGATGCCACTTGGTTAATGTGGTACATATCTTTGCCGTTCAAGTCAATCAATGGCTTTAAGAACGGGTACTCTTTGCACAACTTGTTCCACAACAGCAGTGCAACAACATTGTCAGACTGTGTTTGAATATGCTCGTCAATGCGCTGTCTTACATAGTTGATGATGTCTTTCAAGCAGCCGGACACCAAGTAGTAGTGCGACTTGTTGACTGGTAAAATTGTTCTGGCATCAAACACATTAACTTCACCAGAGTCAAGCATATCAGCGTACAACTGTGCTGACTGAGTAGCAATCTGATGGAACCGTCTTTTAAAGTATTCGTTGGCTAGTATAGAAGGCTTAACAACCAGTTCCAAATCCCGTAGGTCACGGTCAGAACACTGTGCTGAGAACGTAAATGCACGATGACGAATCAAGTGTGTCACATCGACCAAATCAATACCTTGAACACTAAAGTTGACTCTGAATGTTTCTAGTGCCAATGGTAGTGCTGTTCCACCAAACAATTCCGTCAAGCACTTGCTTTGTTCGTCTGGGGCGAATTGTGTTTTTGGTGAGTCATTCCAACCATTAAGTGCGAATTGGCACATAGTGCTAACAACTTCTTGTACAGGTGTTGGATTAATCAATTCAACTTTGATGTTTGACAGCTGCTCTACCATTGAGAGTTTAGCTGGTTCGCCAAACTTCTTTTTGCAGTAGAATGGTTCGATGTTGTTTCTTTTTACTTTTGGCATAGTGTTCTCTCTATTAATGTTGCATACCCAGCTAAATCATGGATGCTGTCTATGTGTGTTGGTGAACCTGCAAATCTTACAAGCTTATTAATCAAGTCTGTAATCATAATTGTTTCAGCGTAAGTGAAACCTTCATCAGTGCAAGACTCTTTGTGGTCAGATAGTACCTTAAGAATTTCACCTCTTGCTCCAACGCCTTCTTCATAATCGCCGTAAACAGAGCCTCTTTGCTCTAGTGTTGACTCTATGCTCATACAAAAATAACTCCTTGTCCAGATGTTAAGTAAATGAACTTTGCACCATACTCTGCAACAAATTCGTCAACAGCCTTTTTAATGCCAGGTGTGATATGGTAACCATAGTCGTCAAGCACAATAACACCACCTTTAAGCATTCTTGGATAGACGTGGCGTAGCACAGCCAGTGTTGGTTCGTACACGTCAAGGTCCAGGTGAACGAAGTTAAATCTTTCGTCACGTTCTTTCAACGTACCTGGCAATGTTCCTGATACTATGTACGCGCCTTTAATACGCTCAAACGTTTCAGAAAGCATGCCTTCTGTACTAAACTCACCATCTTGCATTATGTCATGCTCGCCAGAGCCTTTAATGCCACTGAACGAGTCGAACGCCATGACTTCAAAGCCCATGTCGAGCAGCATACGAGTTGTGAAACCAGTGTACACACCAAACTCTGCAGCTTTATTACCGTGCTTCAAAGCCATTGCAGCAAATTGTTGTATGTTGTACATACGTTCTTCTGACTGCCCAAAACCCATTTTGCCAATGAACTTACCTTTAAAAGGTAGCCATCTTGGTAAGTTAAAACCTTCAAATAATACACCAAAACCTTCTGGACCTTTTAGTGCATGCACGACAATTAACGACTGTATCAACGTCTTCATCGCACTTCGCACTTCTTTGTTTTTATCTAACAACTCTCTTGTACTCATGTAAATCACCTTCTAGTTTTAAAAGTCTTTGTTTGGCGTCCTCCACGACAGACTCCATATATTTGTTACCAAGTTTAGCCTCATTTTCAGCATACTGAATAACTTGTAAAGTGTCAGCATACTTAACAATCTTTGCTTCTACGGACTCTCCTTTTTTGTAATCTATCCACGCTTCTGTAGCTACGCACGAAAAATTATCTTTAACAACCGTAAGCTCTGAAATTTCCACAGCCTCTGCAATCAAAGGAAATTTTCTTTTAGTTGCAATAGTTATATCGTCAGTCCAGCTTTCTGTCCAATCGTGAATTGTGGCCATTATAGTAGCTTTACCTATGTCAAACAAGTAATCATCACTTAGCTTTATAACCAATGATGCGACAAAGAACGAATGCTCAGCAATAGATTCATTTTTAACTCTTGGTACAACACTGTATCTGTATACGAAAGCAAGGTTGTAAATCTGAGCCAAGAAGCTATTCAATGAGGTCGGCATGTGGAACACCTCTTTTGTAGTTGTTGAATGAGCCGTCTGATGCATACACAGCTAAGGCTTGTTGTAACTCTAACTTACTCACAACAAACTTACCAGATGCTGCCAGCATTAAATTGAACTTCTGGCCTTTTTCGCGCGTCAACCAAACGTATAAAATTGGAATGTTGTTAGCATGTGCCCAACCGCACTCGAACATGGTTCCAACATCTTTACCATCTGTAATAGCCAGAATGAATTGTGACGAATCCATAGCTATCAAATTAGCATTAAGAACGTCTTTGGTTGACATACCTGGTTTAAACAAATTCTCGTCTTTTGGGCTAAAGAATGTCACACCATGGCTAGTAAGAATTGACTTAATCAACTCTAGTCTTGCCATTTGCTCAACAGTGAACCAAGGGCCTGCTAAATAGCAGTCGTATGTTTTCATTTTACTTACCTCTCTCTTGTTATGGCCTACGGCCGGTTTAAAATTTTTGATTTGATTCATTATAAATGAATTTAAAATAAAATCAATCTATTTTTAACTTATTTTCAATTAGAAACTTAACTACTATACTACTTATCATCACTCTTAAGCATTGTGGCAACTTGTACCCAATAAGATTGGCACGTAGCTCATTGTTTAAAGCGTTTACAAGCTCCCTAATCTCATGGTCTTTCAAGCCTTTTTCAGAAGTAGCCGATTCTAGCATTGTGATTGCCTCATCAATGGCCCATCTTCCTTCAGCTCGCAACAATGTTGCAGCATCTTCTTTAACACTCATTTCAATACCGCCTCTAGTAGTGCGTTTTGCAACGCCGATTTGTCTTTGAGCACAGCCAGTATGTTATAGTCAACAGTGCCTTTAGCAGCAATGTGATGTATTGTCACTGAGTTCTTAACACCTTGTCTGTACACCCTAGCATTAACTTGGTCATACAGTTCTAAGTCGAATGGAATGCTAAACCAGACAATGTCGTGGCATCCACCATACTGCAAATTTAAGCCGTGACCACCAGCTCTTGGGTGTAGAAACAGAACTGGTAGCTTACCTGCACTCCAATCAGTAATGATTTTGGTAAGTGCAGCGTTGCCAACACCTCCACCTATAGTTGGCGCATCACCTAACCGATTTCTTAGCATAGCTAGTTCGTGTAGATGCTCGTACACTACCAGCAACGGTCTACCAGCCAATGACTCGACAAGCTCTTCTACAGCATCTACCTTCTCTGTGTGAATAACCACAGGCTCTCTGGTTTCTGAATACACAATGCCGTTAGCTATCTGCTTTAACTTACTGCCTTGTGATGCCGCATTTAAAGCTGTAATAGTTTCACCAGACTCTTTATGCTCTAGTATAAACTCGTTTTTAATGCTGTTATACGCGTCTATAGCTACCTTTGGTAGTATAACTTGAATAACGTTGTCGATACGCTCTGGTAGCGTAATTTCGTCATGGCTTTTGTGCATAACAATGTCGTTGATTGCATCATAAATAGCTTCATCAGCACCATCTTTTAGCTCATATCCCCATCCGTCGTAAGACTTATTGAAATATCTGTTACGGAAGTGTGTTATGAACTTACCAAGTCTTGCGCCAAAATCTAATGCGAACACCTGTGGCCAAAGTTGAATCAAACCATTAGGTGCTGGAGTACCAGTTAAAATTACTCGTCTAGCAAACAGTTGTAAATTTGATTTAAGCAAATGGAATCGCTGTGACGAATGGTTTTTAAATAGTGTAGACTCATCTAGCACAAGCATAAAACGATACTTGGTAAACAACGCAGTATGGTTTTGAAACAGCCATTTTAAGCCTTCTGGGTTAATGACGTAGATGTCATGCTTTTTGCGAATCAGTGTTTCTTTGTCTTCCCCATGAACTATTGCTACTGATAAGTCTTTAAACTGCTCCCACTTCTCAACTTCGTTTGGCCATACCGCATAGCACACTCGCAATGGAGCAACTACTAGCACACGGTCAATTTGCTTGTGCGCCAAAAGAACTTTTATAGCCATAAGAGTTGACGGCGTCTTACCAAGACCTGGTGGTAGAAACAACCCAGCACCGTTGTGAGTAAGTATCCACTCGATAGCATCTTTTTGGTAGTCGTGAGGAACGAACAACATCTAAACCTCCTCGTTAAAATCTTTCTAAAATCTATTCAGAATAGATAAAATATCGAACTCTAATAGACCTATATTGAACGATAATTAAAATCTAATATCATCATATAGGCCTATCAAAATATCATCTTAAATCGAATTAAGATGGTTAGCCTACAACCAAGATGGTTAGCCTACAACAAATAAGAAAATCAAAGCGTACACCAAAATAACTGCACACCCGAACTTTGTTGCAATACGTTTTTGGTTTCGTGCTGCCATGTGTTTACAATCTTGCATCATACATCACCTCTTTTATAAAAGCATCTACCAACTCTTTTGAGTTAATCATTCTGTAGTTGGCAGTATGCTTAGTTATTTTAGCCTTAACGTGCTTTTGTAAATCAGTTAAGTCTAAGCCTGGACGTTTTAGCTCAATAAACCAAACTTGTCTATTGAGCAAAACAACTCTATCTGGTACGCCCTTATTTTGAGGGCTTACCCATTTAAAGCACTCGCCACCATTTTTAGTAACTTGTGTAACCAAGTACCTTTCGATGGTTTTTTCTAACATCACTCATACCCCGAACATAGGTGCTTAACGTAACAGTACTTACACCATTGGTTTGGCTTTGGTGCAAATGTTTCGTCGTTGTGCATCTCTGCAACCTTTTCATTCCAACCATCTACATGCTCTGACAAACCAGTTTGGTAGAACGTCCAGCCTTTTACCTCACCAGAGTCTAAGTACCAAAACTCTACATCAACTTCTAGCACATCGTTAAGCAGCAAGTACACATTAGCATACAAACGAGCTTGGTCTACATGCTCATCATACTGTTTACCAGTTTTAAAGTCGATTACCAAGTTGTGCTTATGCACAGTAGCATCAATTTTAAGTCTTAGCCAAGTCTCTGGCTTAGACCATCCATCCTCTACCAGCTTCCAGTCTTTATCAAGGCACAACTCTTGTTCAGCAATAGCACCACTTTCTTTGAGTTGTGCAAACTCTTTGGTGAACTTAGATAGCACTGGAGGTAAAGATGTAACAGCACCGTTCAAGTAATCCTCTGCCATTTTGTGAATGTCGTTACCACGGGCTAAATGGTAGCTTGGAGGCTCTGGCATTTTAACTATGCGTTGATACATCCATTTGTGTGGGCACTGTTTGTACGCGCTAAGTTGACTATAGGACCATGTTTTTTGTTTATTTTCCATGTAGTACTCCATGACAACACCTGACTAAAGGATGCACATCATCCAAAGTCTTGTACAAAGATGACCACTTGCCTTTTGTTTGCTCATACATGACCAATCTTGCTTGTGCTTCATCAGTAGCTATTACTTTATAGTAGCCACTGCCCTCTGGGTGGCTTGCTGCTGTAGTGCAAAAATACTCGTTCATAACAGCCTCCTGTCTACTAACGCTTCAATCATACCAATTACAATGAACCCCACTTTAACATTTGCTAGTGAAGGCTCGTTTTCTACAAGCTTTTGTAAAGCTTCTATTAACTTACTTAGTTTCATCGTAGCTCACCATATCGTAAAGATTGTTACCAACTTCACCGTCGGACATTAAAGGAACATCCCAGCCAGGAATGTAGTCCATAGCCCATTTCAAAATAGCCATGTCGTTGTCAATATGCTCATCCAACACCTCAAGTACAATCTCGTCATGTACTTGAACAGCTATGTCGCCTTTTCTATCTGGATGGTTGTAGTAGCGAACCATCGCTTCTTTTGTCATGTCAGCAGACGAGCCTTGAATAAGCAAATTCATTAACTTGTAGTACCACTCTTGTCTTTTACCGTTAACCAACTTAGCTTCTTCAACCCAATAACCTCTACCGCCCCAAGTGACGATTTGTTTGCCTGACTTTGATATTCTGGTAAGCTCTGAGCTTAACTCGCCAATCTCTGGGAATGCTCTTTTATGTAGTGCAAGCATCTCTTTGGCCGTATCTAAGTCAACACCAAGGTTTCTTGACAGTGCCCCAGCACCTCCACCATATACGCACAAGAAGTTCATTACTTTAACAAACGTTCTGTTAAGTCGATTGCCAGTGAATTTAAAAATCAAGTCACTAGCAAAAGCATGAATATCGGTCTTAGGGTTGCTCACATAAGCATCAAGCATAGTGCCTTCGGCGTAGTGTGCCAATACTCTTAGCTCTTGTCCGCTAAAGTCACGTTTAACGAAAGAGTGCCCTGGCTTTGATACAATCAATCGCCGTGGATTAGGCAAGTCATCAGCTTTAGATGAAGCGTCTTTGGTTACGTTCAATGCACCTTTAGGTAGCTGTTGGATGTTTGACGAGAAGCGTCCAGAACGAGTGCCGTAATCGTCCTCACCACGAGTTTGGTTGTAGTAAGGGTACATCTTGCCGTCGTACTTAGCTGCCTTCTCAGCAAATGGTCTGACGTAAGTACCAATAAGTTTTTGAAGTTTGGAGCGACGTTTCATTAGGCCAAGCAAATAGTCATCACTGATGTACTTGGTTAAGAACTCTGCGCCATAACGAGGATTGCCTTTCTCTGTGTACTCTATTTTTGACTTGTCAATAAAGCCT